TTCATCTCTGAAAGCATGTTTCTCTGTTCTAGGAAACTGGCGATAGTATTCGTTTAAACCATCTTGATCGCTCTTTAAACCATCAACTTCATTTTCCCAGTGCTCAATAACACCCGTTATAATTAATTCACCATGCGGATCTTTGACTTCGTCTTTTGGCGAATCGAATACAGGTAATCCATGAGCATCAATGAATCCTTCGTAATTCCACTCCATAGGTATGAACAAAGAATATAATCCTGAGCTAGTCTGTCCATTGCGGTTTCTTTGTGTAACGTCTGAAGCATAGTATAATTTTTTAAAGTTTCCACCACCTTTTTCAAGCGCATTTGACGTTGAACCCATCATACACTTACCAACAATTCTAGAACCAAGTCTTAACGTTGTTTTAGTAACTCTCCAGTTATTTAATATATTGTCAGGTCTTTCCCACTTACCAGATTCATCGTGTACTAATAGCTTTAGTTTTTCACCATCATAGCTGTTGTCACCTGTATTTTTCCAGTCAATAGTTGTATCAAGTCCTTCGATATCTTCATCAACCTCGCCTGCGTCAAGTTTACGTCTTGTTAATTTAGACGCTGGTACTCTATACGCTAACTCTGTTTTTGGACGGTCCATACCGTCTTGTATTGGTTTAAAAAAGAAAGGGTAGTTAACTGATATTGGTACTACCTTGTCTGTAAACATTTTTTTGGCATCACCACCGGACTTTGATAATATACCGAATCTTGCATCGCTTGATATTGTAGCTTGGTTGACAGTTTCACCTGATGCCATGAACGAAAAACCAGACCGTCTGTTTTTGAGGTAGCACATACCATAACATCTTTGATCGGCTTTGCAAGCTTCCCAGAATATAAAGAATAATCTGTTTGATTCCCTATAGTCTGCTGCCCCAACATCAATTTTACTCCACTGCAAGTACATGTAGTGAGAGCCAGTAACATAAGTAGGCTTATCTTTATTAACGAACCAAAAACCTTTTTCACGACGATTAAACTCTTCATCGATATAGTCATAATATTTTTCTTTAAATGTAGCTGGATATTTATTCCAGTCAAATACACTTTTAATTTTCTCAAGATCTTTAGGATATGGTATACGTTTCCACATCTTATCTTTATTCTCATAAACATTTTCCGGTGACTGTGGCAGTCCAATAACTAGGTTTTGTATTTCAATAACTTCGCCTAGCGTGCCGTCCCTACTTATGATAACTATATCATGCTCTGCATCATAACCATGTTTCCATTTCTTGTATCTATTGTTCTTTTTTACAATAGCAGGTTTGATGTGATCTGTAAGTGTTTTAACTAAAGTTTGTTCGTACATTACTTAGACCTTCCTTCTGCAAAACCTTTAAAGCTTTTTTCTTTAGTTTCTTTCTTACCGTCTTCAAGCATAGCTTTTTCTTCTTCAATACGGTTGAGTATTTCAAACGCGTCGAATATTGCTAGCTTTTTTGTAGCGGCAGCGTTCTTGAGTCTGTCAGCTGATATATCATCATCTGAATCTACAATAGCTTCTTTAGCTACCTTGATTAACTCTTCAACTGCTTTTTGCCCAGCTTGGATTATACTGAGTTTCGTTTGCTTCGTATTCATATTTAATTACAATGTCTTTGGTTTTCATACAGTACAGAAGTTCGTCGTTTACAATAAACTCAAACTCACTGTTAGGTGTAAAACCAACAATATCACCTACGTTTATATTTTTATCCTCTAAAGACTTATTAGCGTATTTTAATATCCCAATATGTTTTTTATCTTTAGATAAATCTAGATCGTCCTTATTAACCACAGGAGCCACAAAGCATCTATCGTTAAAAGCGTTCCAACTATATATATGCTTATACATATATATTTGATCTAGTTGGCAGAAGTACATATCATCTTTAAAATACTTGCTACTGTTAACCTCTTCACCTTTCATATTGTAGTAACGTCTAAATATATTATGATGTACTACAACTTCATCTCCAGGTTGTATAGGTGTTGTAACGGCTAGCGGTGTTGATACTACTTCAGCTATGTTGTTTACAAACTTATGACTTTCTATTTTGGAATTAAGTATAAGTTTTTTATCACCAACCTTTAGTTCGTTACTGTATCTTTCACCAACTGGTTTGATTATAAAATCGTACACACTCCTCATTAATACTCAAGATCATATTCAATAGATATTGCCATGTTAGAATTAAACTTCTTCCACGGCAATACCTCATTGTTTTTCTTTATATGAATATTATAAGAGCTATCTGATTGATCAAACAAAATATACGCAATGGTGTGACCTCCATAAACCTCTTGACCTACAGAATAATGCATAGCATCATTTTTGTAGTCAGAACCAATACTGATTTTTCTTATAACAGATTCCATTTTAGTCTTCTGCTTTAACTACAGCAAGCTCACCATCATCTTCTGTTTCAATAATAGTATACTCACCTGTTTTAAGATCGATGTTTATAGCACCGTATTCTTTTTCAAGCTCAGCTTTGGTTTGTTCAATGTCTTTATTTACATCAGCTATCTTATGAAGCAATGAATGTTTATTAGCTTCTAAAGCTCCAATATCATTTAAGACTTTGCTTAATTCACTTTGTTGCGATACAACTTTGTCTAGTTGTTCTTTTGTAATCTTTGCCATTTAATTTAATTTAATTGATTTATAGTAACTTATACTATTTATTATTACTCGATTTCTTATTTTTTTCCCACGTACGACCTACAAAGTAAGCACCATATACTGTTATTAGTAATGACTGGAATATAGGGATATAAGCTTCGTCTACTTGGAAACCACCAATGTTACCATCAAAAAAAGATAACGCAGTGAATATCACTGTTAAGTATACAAGTACGAGTGGACGAATATTTTTTGAAAGAAAGGAGTCAGACTGCATATCCAACTCCCATCTTTTTGTTACTTGGCTTTGAGCATCTTTATCAGCCTGCTCTAGCAACTCTTCAATTTTTTGTTTAGCAGCGAGTCTTTCTTCATCTGTAGTTGTCAAGTCATCTATAACTTTACCAACATCTTTGATAAGACCACCGGTTATTAATTGAAGAAGTTTTTTCATTTTTCTTTTTTCTCAGGAGGTAAAGCGTCATAAGAGTTTTTAGCATACTTCATCATTTCCATAGGATTCATACCTGGGTTTTTTTTCTGAAGTTCATCTAATATCCTATTTATATAAGCGTCTTTAGTTTCCTTTTTTGTTTTTGCTTTTTTCTTTTTTGGATCTGGATCTTCCATTTTGTATGGAGACATTTGACCAACACCACGGTTGTCAATTGGCATGTCATTAATTAGATTTTTCTTTTCTTGCCCCATTGTTTCCATGTGAGCTACAGAACCTTCCATCATTAGTCCTGTTTGTTTTCCTTTTTTGTCATACATTTTAATACACGACTTTTTCATTGGTGAATATGGCATTGTTTTTGTTTTTAATTATTATGCGTTATCGTAAGCTTCTTTTTCCCAAGGTAAGTTTTTAGCTCCTTCTTTAATACTTGAGCGAGGTATTACTTTACCTTTCCAATATACGTTTTTATCATCATAGTTTAAATCACCTCTACGCATTTGGTTTATGTGTATCATTTCGTGATCAATAACCTCTTGAATTCTTTCAGGCTTTACATTTTTATTAATGATAATAGTACCATTGTTATTGGCTTTACCTAGTACACCATCTTCCATATCTACGTGATATATAGGAGTATTATTTAAATTATAAAAAGGTGTTATTTTAAAAGCCATTAGTTTCTATATGGAAATTTTTCATTGAACCACTCTTTTCTAGCAGAGCAGCCACAAGGTATATTAAGACCTTCAGACACTTTGTCTACAACAGTCTTAACACCAGTCTTTTTAAAAAAGTTTTCTATATCGTCGCCCAAGCCTTTACGCTGCATCACTATGTAGTTACAAACGCAATGTTGGTTACACTTATGCCAGCGGGTAAATCTACGTGACTTGGGTTACCACCTGGGCTAGCTGTTAATGCGTTATTGATAGCATCTTTCATAGAAGCCTTACCAGTGCCTGTAGCGGTGTGTGTAAGAACTATTTTTGTTTTCTGAGCCTCATCAGCGTTCTCCTCTAAATAAATATCTGTAGTAGTCTGATTCATTTGCAATACAGTTAGAACAGAACTAGCATTTATTAGATAACTACCAATGTTGTTTATAGCAGTACCCTTAGAGTGTATTTTTATAAAATTAGCCATAATTATTTTTGTTTGTTTATTATCCTAATATTTCTATGTTAGTTATCGTAATGCCTGCTGGTAGATCAACAAAAGCTTTTTTACCACCTGGATTAGATGTTAAAGCTTTATTGATAGCATCTTTAACAGCTCCAGTCGTTGTCGTAGTGTGTGTTAATACTACTCTAGTAGCTCCAACACCACCTGAACCTTTCATTCTGATTTGTGTTTTAGAACCAGAATCACCTGTGGGTGCAAATACAAATAAAGCATTATCAGCGCTTACTAGGAATCTACCTGTTTTAGGAAAAGTACCATTGACTGGTATCTCTATAAATCTTGCCATTGTTTTTATTTTACCATTTAACTTTGTCAGCCCAATAAGCGGCAGACATTTTACCTTTTTTAATATTTCTAGCGTGACGTGCTTTAAAACTTTTACGTTTAGCCTTCATACGCTCGGACTCACCAGCCTTTGGTTTGCCCGCTGTTTTAGCGCCTTGTTCGCCGAAACGTATAATTTTTTCCTTACCACTTTCACAAGCCTTAACAATATGAGACTTTTTTGGGTGGTTAGGCGTACGCTTAGGCGTGTTGCACTTTAGTTTTTTCTTATCTACCCTGATAGGCATTATCTTCGCATTTTAGCTTTTTGAGTGATAGGCATGCCGTCGTAGTTGCATGGATATTTTTTAACTTCCATACCGTTCTTACCTGAGCTACTACCTTTACCCATTGGAAAACCAGTTGTATCAAGCGGTCCTTCCCATAGAGCGTTTTCACCTACTTGTCCTTCAAGTACAGGTCTTTTAATGATCTTATCTATCGCGTGTTCCATAATTATTTATTTTACTTTAAATGTTTTACCGTCAACTTCAAAAGTAGATTTACCAGCTTTTTCAGCAGCCATTTTAGCCCCAATAAAAGCGTTTCCTTCTAATGGTGATTTCATCTTATAAGGACTATCAACTGACATTTGCCTTTGCATAGGCGTTCCGTATATAGCCTCAGCTGATGCTTGAACAGCCTCGTTGAATAGTGGCTTAGCATTACCCATTTGGTTGCCTGGTGTAGGCGGATTATATGTTATTTCAGGTTGTATACCTGCAGATGCTAATTCAGGATCTACCATAGCGGTTGGACTAGCTGGTTCTATTTTAAATGTTTTACCTTGAAAAGGATTACCTGGATCCATAGGCGCGTTAGCTACTGCTCCAGAAATCATAGGGTTATCATTAATATTACCCATTGAAGCGTTAGGGTCTGCTCCAACTATTGACGAGGCTGCTTGTTGAGCTTGACTTTGCTGCATAGCGTCAAAAGCTGCGCCACCAAACACGCTGTTTCTTAGTTTTTCTCTAAAGGCATTAGAACCCATGCTCTCAGCAGCACCAGTCATTCCAGCACCAATAGATGCGGCGATACCTCCTAAAAATTTATTTGGTGATCCGCATCCTTTACACAGCGGAGATCCGCAGCTTGTACATTTAGCCATAGTTATCTATTTTTATCTTTGTTAACGTTTTCGATAGCCGTTATTAAAACTTTATCAGAATAACGTTTACCTTTCATAATCTTGTTTCGTCTAGTACTTGTTGGTATATCCTCTTCACCTAGCATCATACGATACATACGTTGAATAAGTTGCTGACATTTAAAAGATGTTTTATATATGTTAT